AAATCTTGTGAATTCATCTTACAAATACTTTTTAGTTATTTATAAAAAAACTTTTTATTGTATTAGTCAAAGTTTAAAGTTAGCAAACGTGTCTGAAGCAACATCTTGTTTAATTCCGCCCACTAAATAACTCTCAACTTCCGTTTCTTGTGGACTTACTTGAAGACCCTTAGAACTAATCCAATGCTCTGTCCAAGGAAGAGGATTATTTTTTGCAGAGATCTCATAAATTGGCTTTAACCCAACTGCTTTCATTCTACGATTGGCAATCCATTCGACGTAACTATTTAAAAGTTTATCGTTCAATCCAATGATTGATCCATCCTTAAATAAATATTCTGCCCAAGATTTTTCTTGATTCACACAATTTTGGAATGCACTCTTTACCCATTCTTCTTCTTCTTTGCAAATTTTTTGCATTTCTGGATCATCTCCCTCACGCCACTTATTGAGGATGTTTTGAGTAATGACAAGGTGCTGATTTTCGTCTCTTGCGATGAGAGAGATAATCTTAGCGGATCCTTCCATAATTTTAAGTTCTCCGAATGCAAAACTGCAAGCGAACGAGACATAAAACCGGACACCTTCGAGAATGTTAACATTTGCTACAGCACGATAAAGTTTTCTTTTAAGTTCATAACGTTCAGTTTTGCCAAGTGTTACACCTTCGTTTGCATATTTCCAAATGTTAGAAGAGTCGTAAGCATGGGCAGAATTGATAAAGTCGTCATAAGAACTAGTGACAGTTGATGCTCGTTCTAAAATTTTTTCACTATTAAGAATTGAGTCAAAAACTTCAGAAGGATCTGAATAGATGTTTTTAATAATGTATGTATAAGATCGGGAATGAATCATCTCCATAAACTCCCAGACCTTCATACACGCTTCCAGTTCAGGAAGAGAGCAGTAAGGAGCAAATGCCATACCAGGACCTCTTCCCTGAACTGAATCGAGCATAATCTGGTACTTCAGATTACTAGTGAAAATATGTTTTTGTTCTGGGCGTAATGTTTGATAATCACCACGATCTTTTTGAAGAGAAATTTCTTCAGGTCTCCAAAAGTATCCAAGTTGCTGAGTGGTTAGTTTATCAAAGATTGGGTATTTGTAAGAATCATACCTCTGAATACCCAAGGGTTTTCCAAAAAACATTGGTTGTTTTTTAGTATCTACTTCTTCTGAATTAAATACAGTCATCCCTTCCATAGAATTCTCCGGATAATTTGTTTGAAATTTATAGTTCATAATTAAATTTTGCAACTTTCACAATCGTCTTCTTCAGAATTTAAAAGTTCTTCGATAAGTTTTGTTTTTTTATCAACCACTTCATCGGTTTTATGATCGTAAGTATTTTGGTAATACGATGTTTTCCAACCTAGTTTGTAAGTTGTAAGAAGGTCTTGTGCCATTACCGACACAGGTACTTCATTATTGGGATAATTTTCTGGGTTATACGACCAGTTTCCAGAAATTGCCTGATCAAAGAACTTTTGCATAACAGCAACAATATTAATATAACCCCGATTGCTAAGCATATCCCAAAGAAGCGTATAATTGTTCTTAAGACTTTGATACTGGGGGACAATCTGCTTGAGAGGGCCCTTCTTTGACTTCTTAATGGACAAGTATCCCCGAGGTGGTTCAATTCCATTTGTTGCATTTGACACAACGGAACTGCTCTCCGAAGGCATTTGTGCGGACAGTGTTGAGTGCCTAAGACCGTGTTCAAGGATAGATGCTCTAAGACTTTCCCAATCATGTTGAAGTGTTGTGGATGAAATTTCGTCTACGTCTTTTTTATATGTATCAATAGGAAGAATACCATCAGCATACTTAGTGCGACCAAAGTATTCGCAATGACCTTTCTCTTTCGCAATCTGATTTGATGCTTTTAGAAGGTAATACTGGAAGGACTCGGAAAGACCGTGAACGGCATCCCATGCCCCCTGTGAGTCGTAGTTGAACCCGAGTTTAGCAAGGTAGTGAGCAAGACCAATATAACCGATTCCAAGGGATCTACGACGCTTGGTAAAGTTTTCTGCTGCCTTCACAGGATAGTTTTGATAATCAATAAGTTCTTCCAGAGCACGAACAGAAAGATTACAAAGTTCTTCAAGTTCATCGTCAGATTTTACTTTACCCACATTGATTGCTGATAAAATACAAGTAGCAATCTCTTGAGGACCATCATCATCAATGTGGTGAATTGGTGTCGTGGGTTCTGTGATCTCTTGGCAAAGGTTTGACATTGTAATCTGGTCCTTATATGAACTATGAGAGTTACAATGGTCGATATTCATAATGTAGATGCGACCCGTTTCAGCACGTTCTTTGAGGAGACTCAGAATAAGATCTTGTGCCTTAATAGTTTTCTTTGGAACAGATGAATTATTTTCATATTCTACGTAAAGAGAATCAAACTCAGGAAGACCAAAAGCATCATAAAGTCCAGGAACATCATGCGGAGAGAATAAAGTAATCTCACCATCTCGAATAAACCTTTCATAGAAAATTTTACTGAGTTGAATCGAGTAATCCAGTTTACGAACTCGATTATCTTCAGTTCCTTTATTGTTTTTCAGAACCAGAATGTCTTCTATTTCTTGATGCCAGATTGGGAAGTGGACTGTTGCGCTTCCTCCTCGTATGCCATTTTGCGTACAGCAACGGACAGTGCTTTCAAACTTTTTGAGAAACGGTACAACGCCAGTGTGCTGGACTTCGCCACCTCGAATTTTAGCGTTGATGCCACGGATGCGACCTGCGTTGATACCAATTCCTGCTCTTTGAGAAACATACCTACCAATTGCCATATCACTACTGAAGATACTGTCAAGGGTGTCATCAACATCAACAAGAACGCAAGATGCAAATTGGCGAAGTGAGGTTCTAACACCTGCCAAGATAGGTGTGGGAACGTTGATTTTGTGTTTGGAGATTGCGTCATAGTACCTCTTTACATACGATAGACGGTTTATTTGAGGATACTCAGCAAAGATGGTTGCTGAAACCAACATGTAAGCGTATTGTGGTGTCTCAAGGACACTTCCAACACTTCTATCTTGTACCAGATATTTATCTACAACCTGACGAAGACCAGCATAAGTAAACAAATAGTCACGATCATGATAAATCCAACTATTAATTTTTTCCCATTCTTCATTATTATACTTAGCAAGAAGATGCATATCATAGATGCCACTACAAGCACCATGAGCAAGATGATCCTTTACTGCGGGAAAACCGTTCTTCCAATCATTTCCAAAGACTTGCTTATATAAACCGAACAGAAGGAGACGAGCAGCAACAAACTGATAGTTTGGAGAGTCAAGGTCAATAAGATCACTAGCTGACCTAACAAGGATTTCTTGGATTTCATTAGTAGTGATGCCATCATAAAACTGAATTCCAGAATTAATTTCTACTTGAGATGGTGATACACCTGCGAGACCTCCGCAGGCACATTCTACCATTGAATGAATCTTATCAAGATTAAGGGATTCTGTAGACCCGTCACGTTTTTTAACTTTTGTTCCGTTGCTCATACTTTTTTCCATTCTAGTAATTTTAACTTTGCTTCCAGTCCGTAGTAGGTGTTAGATTCTACCATACTTTTAACATTTATGCCAGACAATACCATGTCATTCAAATCCTTTTCATTCACATCTTTTGGATAGATAACAACATGTTTTCCTTTGTCTACTAAGTCTGTAATTTTATTAACAATTTGTCGGTTCCTTGGTTCATTATCAAGCACATAAACAATTTTAGAAAAGCAAAAAGATTCTAAACAAACATCAGATCCACACATTGCTATGGCATTATCTAAAAAGAAACTATCAAACGGTCCTTCAGTAACGTATATTATTTGATTTTCATCTATACAATCTAACCCAAATACTTTCTGATTAGATTCATCCAACATAATCGTAATGTATCTAAGTTTTGATTTTGAATCTAGAGAACGTCCTTGGTATCCAAAAAGACTACCTTTTAAGTCTTTAAGAGGAATAATTATTCTTTCGTCATCTAACTCAACGCTATCAAAAACTTTTAAATGTTTATTAGTCCACTTCTTAAAATTCGGACAAAAGTATAGTTTGTTTAATCTTTCTTTAGGTACTTTACGATTTAATAGATACTGTTTTGCTGGATGTGTAATATTTAGGGATTCGATTGTACTCAATTCAGATAATAATGTTTTTGATTTGAATTCTGGAATTTTAAAATTAATTTTTGGATTAGGAGCAACAGAATTCTTTCCAGTCAACCCTTGCTTATATCTCTCCATAATGTACTCATCATAAAGACATGTGTCGTGATCTTTAAGAAAGTATGTGAACGACCGGGTTATTCCACAATTGTGGCACTTAAAGTTATAGTCATTTTTTACTTGATATAAATATCCTCTAGCTTTATTCTTGTTCTGCTGCGAATCTCCACAATACGGACATCTAAAATTGTAAAGATTACTTTTTACTTTTTTGAATTTTGAAAAACGTGATGAAATTAACCCAATATACTTAGTGTCAATAAAATTCATTCTAAGGAGGTTATTTCTTTGGGTACTCCACTCTACCAGATTCTTGAGGTGGAGTCAAGATATCAACAACAACAGCAGAATTAGAAAATGCAAATGATATTAATATAAATGCCCCAAAAATAATCCAACGAAACTTAGTCACTTCATCTATTTTTTTATCCACATTTTCAATGCGGGTTTCGATTTTATCTTCCAATAAAACAAATCTTTCTATAACTCTAGTATGTTCCTCTGTATTTTTAACTTCTATTGTTTTAATTCTATCTATGACTAACTCATCATTTTTGGAATTATTTTCTAATCTTTCTTCATGAACAGCAAGCATTTTTGAAATACTTTGACTAGTTTTGCCCATTATTTGAATTGCCTCATCAATTTTCTTCATCATGATCTCATAGGATGTAAGGCGTTCTTCTAAAACTGCAATTTTAGTATCTGCTGCTGCATTTTGATTAAACATTTATTTCTAGGATTTTCTCCTTTGAATTTTTGCAATTTGCTTGAAAAAAGGATTCCATTTTTTAGTAGATTTTTTTCTCAAATCAATTGGTGGAGAATCACCAGATTCAACAGTTCCTGCAATTTTACCTCCAGATAAACTATTAGTGGGTCCAATAGCATTTTCTTCTTTTAATGAACGAACAATTCCTATAATTTTATTCAACTTTTCTGGAGTCATTATACTTGTTGCAATTGAATTAAACACTCAACATCTAATGGAATTTCATCTAAAATGGATTTTGGATATTCTGGTATGCGATTTAGATAATGCAAAAAAGTTTTAAGCATTGACCAAAACTCTTTTTCTATTTTAAAAAATAATAATGGTGTGGCAGCTTCATCAAAAACATTATACAGACAAATGAAATGATTAAGAATAAGATGAGTTTTCAATTCACCAGTTTTCATATACCTACGAAAAAGTCTTGTTATATATCTAAATCGTTTTAAGTCTTCATAAAAATCCTCTTGCGTCACTGCTTGAGGATTTTCATAATGTTTTATTGCAAACATTAAATAATTTTTTTCATTCAGTTCATCAAATCTCATTTTATGCAATCAATTCATGAACGTCCAGCATCAGTTGGGAAAGTGAGAGATGGTGTTGAATTGATTGTGCTGGTGGATGTAGTAATACCAGACATTGCAACCATGACTTCATTCTTTACTCTCAAATTACCGGCATTATCAAGATACGTAGTGACGCCAACCCAACCTTGATGAGTTACAGAATAAGTAGTAGAAGATGACGTTGAAATACCATAAACAACACTATCAGCATCGCTTCTAGACTGACTGTACAAAGAATCGTGGTTAAGATATTTTGGATATCTACTAACTGTAAAATGAGTAGTTACTCCAGCGTGATCAGATAATCCACTAGTGGATCCAATCGTGCAAATTGTTGCACTAGTGATTCCAGCAATTACTGCATCACCGTAATAAGTGTGTCCTGCACCAGTTGCCCCTCTACTAGGAGCACCGAATCTAATAATATCTCCAGTTTGAGCACATCCAACAACACCAAATGAAGTTCCTGTGCCGGTTACAGTAAAACCAGAAAGACTAATTACAGCAGTACGTACTGATGGTACTGCATCCGTATCGCCCCAAAGAGACATGTTTTTACCCTATGAATTCTTATTGTTATTTATAAAAAAATGAGGAGTTTGATTCTCCTCAATAGTATGCAACTATTTAGATTATTGTGGATTTACAGTCTTACCAATAATCCCTATATATGGTTTAAGTTTAAATTGGGAAAGAGGTAGTCTGTCAGGTCCTTCACCTCCAGGTCCTCCACCTCCAGGTCCTCCACCTCCAACAGGAGATCCTGTTCCGGTTTTAGTTAGTGGATCAAGAAGAACATCAGTTGCTGTTTTTACTGCGGTTGCAGTTGCTGTCGCTGCTCCAACTGCTTTAGCAGTACCAGGTATTGATTTTTTTGTTCCAGGTGCTGGTTTTGTTCCAGGTGCTGGTGCTGGTTTTGTTCCAGGTGCTGGTGCTGGTGCTGGTTTTGTTCCAGGTGCTGGTGCTGGTGCTGGTTTTGTTCCAGGTGCTGGTGATGGTGCTGGTTTTGTTCCAGGTTTTACAGGTGTTGGCACAGGTTTTACAGGCAACGGTGTTGCTGGTTTTGTTCCTGGCGTAATAGTTGGTTTAGGTACAGTTGGTTTAGGTACAGTCCGTGGTACAAATGCTCTTGGTCCTTTTGTAATAACGGATCTAGCAGCAGGAGATTTTGCCAGAGTTGTAACAGCACGAACAAGTCCAGGTAAAGCCCCAGCAAATTCATCTAATTGCTCTGCTTCTATAATATGCCCACCAATTAAATCTGCAAACTCTTCTAATGTCTCTTCTGTTACTGCCTTATTCTCATTCGGTTGTTGTCTTTTTCTTGCTGCCTTAGTGCTTTCACTTGCATCAGATTCGGCATCATTTTTTGGCATCACATCAACGAAAGGAGACTTTTTTGATAATGCTTCTCCCAAATCATCTCTCCAATCAGAAAACTCATCAGAAATTTTAATTTTCCTACCTGTCTTATTATACTCTTTACTCATCGTTGCTTTGATTGCTTCTTCTCTACTCTTTCCAGAGGCAACCATTCTAGCAATCATTACATCAGCAAAATCTTTATCACCGTCCATGTCCTTATCCAAAGCATCATAATTACGCTCATAAAGATAAGTGTAAAGATATTTTTCCTGAAGACTATCTCCCTCTAATTCAAAATGGTCAAATCTAGAACCAATTTGAGTTTTAGGTTGTTTCTTCATCGCCGCTCGTTGTTTTTTAGTTGGAGTATAGTCATAACCACCTGGTTCTTTTTTTGCCTTTGGTGGATCACCCGGCATTCTTACACGACTACCATCTTTCTTTACCATCATGTAATCTTCAGAATGTGTCTCGCCATGTTTCTTCCAAGCAGTTGCATAAGCAATTGCTTTTTCTTTGTCGGTTAACCCATCTTGAGAATACTTATTTTTAATGTGTTTCACCATACGTTCGTACTTAGCACCAGGAGGTGCCTTTTCCTGAATGTCTTGATTATCGTACATTGCCAGTTTTTCAGCGAGACTTCCTAGATTTATTTATGAAATTAAGAATTGCTTTCTTTGGTGGAGTAAGTCTTCTTACATACTCTCTATAAGAATCAGTTCCCACTAATCTTTGATCTGCTGGAACTCCAGAAACATTTGTAAAAACTTCACTAATATCTTTAATCCATGACTTGAACATGATGCCATTTTCAGTGATTGCAATTACATGATTGGCACCAGCACGAATAATTTCTCCACATAAACCAGTGTTATCATTCTGAACTACATCTCCAACTATGAAAACATGCCCACCAACATAATTTTCCCGTAATCCAGAATAATCAAGTTTCGGTGCAATCTCCCAAAGTGAAACTCCTTCCTTAATGTTCATAGATTTACGAAGAATTTTATAGAGTTTATCTACAGACTTATCATCAAGTTCTTTTGGAACACCTCTAGTAAATGACTCATAATCTCCAGCAGCTGCAAACTTTCTCAATTTTGATGCAGACATTCCCTCCACACCTTCAGATTCTGCATCACGCTCTCCAGCAGAAATAACTTTAATGTCATTAAAGTTATAAAGTTCGCCATTATACTTCATTGCCAAATTTTCAAATTCTTTTAGTCTATCCGCACCAACAACAATTGTAACTTCGTTATATCCTTGCTCTTGAGCATCAACTAATACGTCAAAAATAGTTTTGGCACTGGCATCATCTACAATGTTATCAACATACTTTGGAAACATCTGACGCATAAAATCAATTTTAACTGAAGGAGATAAAGGATTCTTTTTAGGATCATGAGACCTTGATGGAAAAATCAATAAATCACTTCCCTTTGAGATTGCTTTCGCACGATCTAAAAGTTTCTTGTGTCCAATTGTTGGAGGATTAAATCTACCAAACACTATTGTCAATGGAACTGCTTCCTGTTCTGCTCCCTGCTCTGGGGTTCCTGCTGCTGGAAGAGGCATTCCAGCAGTCTGCTGCATTGGAGCAGGCGATGGTAACTGAAATGCTTGTTGGGGTTTTGCTGCAGATGCTTTTGCTGCAGATGCTTTTTCTGGTTCTTGTTTGCCTTTACCCTTACCAAAAAAGTATAATTTTCCCTTTACAGTTTTTGCGATGTAAGTTCCTTTATCATCAACCCATCCTCCATGACCATCACCTTTCAAACCCATTTCACGAGCTTGTTTGGATGCTTCTGTTGTTACTTCAGATAGAAACTGTAAAAAACTTTTCATCGTATGTTTTACTACACCAACACTATGGTTTTATGTATTTATCAAAATTTATATAAACCTTGTTACTGGTCCAGTATTTGAAATTATACTCTTAAATTCTGGAGTTAAAAATGCAAAAAATTGTGGGTATGAAGAAAAATCTCCTTTATATCTCAATTCCAAATCAAGAATTGGTATATTTCCTTTATACATTTTAAAGAAAACCTTTGCGGCATTTCTTTCCCCTGTTTTTGTCGAATCAAATTCAATTCTAGTAGGTTGCTTTGTCAACTTTGCAATAGCAACAACAATACTATGAAGATTCAACACACTACCAGAGGAAATGTTTGGGGTGAGATTGGGTTGAACAGAACCAACACCTTCTACCAAATAAAATCCAAAATCAGCACTCGCCCATACATCTAACTCATCGAGAAGATTAAGTTTCAAAACCCTTGTTAAAAGGACATTAGATATTTTATCTTTAGCATCTGGTCTATTCATTATAGACAAAAATCCTTGAAATAATGGATTTACATTGTTTGGTCCACTTTGCAACTTGTTATTTACAAATAATCTAAAATCCTTTTGTGGAGGTGATTCACCCAATGATGACATTAATCCATCAACTCCAACCATACTACTTTGAGATTTTGCATTAATTAATGGAATTGGTCTTGGTTTACCCTCAACATTTACCTTCATTTCCCACAAAACCTTAGCATCATTTATAATATTTGGATTTAAAGATTGTAAAGATCTATATTGCGGCAACTCAGCAAATTTACTTAAAGGTTGTCCAGGACTAAATGCATCTTTAATAACTGATGCAAAAAATTTTATGCGGTAGTCATTTAAATCATCTCTAACTTTTTTGAAGACAGGTCCTTCAATAAAAGTAGAAAATGCATTATTAATTAATGTCGGACTTGCTGCGGCAGCATTTGGTTTTTTCTTTAATGAAATTCCATTGTAAAGATTTCCATACCTTAAAATTACGTCAGACGAATTATAATCACTCATACCATAAGCAGATATTTTAAATTTTTCAACATCAGAATGCCATTGATTTCCGGTAAGATATACTGCAGAGGGTATATCACCATTAACTTTACTTCTAGTTGCCAAAACAGCAGAAATTGCAGCTGCTAAATTATCATACTTTTCTTTATCAGTCTTAGATTTAATTGTTGATAGCATTCCGTTTTTAGTAGCATTTCCAGATGCATCCAACACACCAGATCCAGAAAGATTACTTTGTGCTACCTCTAGAAGACTTAAAAACTTTTCCTTATCTCTAACTGCAGATTGAAGTTCTCCAGTAGGAATTAATGAAAGTCCAGCATATAATCCTTCAGAAATTTCAAATGCCATCTTAAGTAAAAACCCTTCCATTTATTTATGGAAGGGATTAAGTCACTCGCTCAAATTTTCTTCAATTTTCGTATCCAAATCTAGAATCACAGATCTAATACTTGTGATTCTAGGTGGAACACTTGCATCATCATACGTATATCCTTTCTGACTCTCAAAAAGAATTTGACGAACTGCGACAGCAGTGTAAGTGTCCATTTTAATTGTTACTTGCTTTTCTTTAGTCATAGATCTCCTTCTTTACGATTTTCGGAACGTTCAATACTAAATGCACCTTCAGGATAACGAGCACTTAGTTTTTCAAAATTCATTTGAATAACTTCTTCAAGAGAAACACCCAATCCAATACACGCTTGAGAGACATACCACATGATGTCTCCAAGTTCACGTTTTAGATGAAACAGATTTTCTTCGTTAACTGGTTTCCCCTGAAAAATCATTTTCTTTACAACTTCAGTAAACTCCCCTGCTTCTGCAGACATTCCTACAGCAGCAGTAAGCATTCTTTCAGTATGAAATTTTTGAGTGTCAAGTTCTGCAAGACGCCCAATAAAACTATCGTAATCTTTACTGCATTTGGAAGTTGTGTTATCAACAAATTCAATGTACTTATTCAAATCAATAGTCATGAAAACTTAAATCCCTCAAATGATTTTTTTGGTTTATTTTCCTCATAATTATACTCCTCTTCCTTCCCACTGTCAAGTATGTCTTTTTGTGCGGACTGCTCACAATCATAAAGTCTCATCTTGGCACGGTCAATACCCACTACAAACCTTTTAAGGATGGATTTATCCCCATAGCGATTCTTTAATTGTTTGACCATAATCTGCCCCAGACCTTCCAATTCTTCAGTGCTAATCAGTGCAACAAGAAAGTCGGCAGTCGCAGGAAGTCCAAACGATTCTGAAGTGTCCGTGATTTCAACATCTGATGAACTAAAACCGCTACGGGTAGTTTGTGTCGCACTGAAAATTGGAACATCGTGCTCAACTGCAAGTCCACGAAGTTCTTCAGCAATTGATTTAATTATACTGTAAGAATTCATGTTACTTCCAGCACGAAATCTAGATGATGCACAGATATTAATGTAATCAATAAAAATAACATCAGGTCTAAATGATTTCTTAAGAGCAAGTTCATTCAGAAGTGCCTTGAAGTGTCCAGAATGTGCCGAAGCAGTAGGGTACTCTTTAATGATAAGAGTACCTCTAGTTTTATCTGCCAATTTAGATGTCTTACTAGTAAACATAGACTTAGATAAATCTCCCAATTGATTAATCGGAACATTTAACATATTAGCATCCATTCGTTTTGCAATTTCCTCTTCTGCCATTTCCATAGTAATGTACAAAACGTTTTTTGATTGCAATAAAAATGACGATGCCATATGACACATTGCTAGAGTTTTTCCAACATTAGTATTATGAGAAGAAACTCCATTAGTATAATACCTATGATTTGGATGATTTATATTAATATCCACAATAGGTATTTGTTTATTGTTTTTATAAACCCGACCAATTTTAATACCCTCGTTAGTAATCAATTTGTATATTAAGTTAGATTGTTGCATTTCTTTAGCGGAAATCCAACCTTCAGTAGTTTCAAACAAATGGGACTCATTACAACTAACTTTATTACCGCCCATCATAAGCAATTCATATTCTTCATACATTCCTTTGTTAATAAAAAAATTAACAGGAACATATCCATCGGGCGAATCAACTTCTACCTCATATCCATTATCAAGTAATGTTTTGATTTCGGCAATTGACGTTTCTTTTTCAATCCACATTATGTTTCCTAAATCTAATTTTAACTGTTGTTTCAGGATGGACACATCCAGCAAGAAAAATATTGAGAGTCTTATTTGGAACACCTCCATTGGTAATTTTATTGAAAAAATCTAAATCAAACTCAAGACGGTTT